GTTTATTTGTCGTGTTTTGGATTATCTATGCAGGAATAATATCAATCTATCAAAGGGGCTATCAGAATGGATGGGCAAAAGGATACACACGGGGCAAAGTCGTCCAAACCGCTTGCGTTTGACCACGAACATCACTCGTGCCCCATCTCATTTTGCAATAGCAACACCAAGTGCCCCTACGACTAGGCGAAATCTTTGCCATAATCAGCCCAGTCCGTACCGAGCGCCATCTCACCTGCGAGCGCAGCATAGGAGACCAAGTCAACAAAACTGTCCCGGTTTGGAGTTTCAGCGAGTCTTGAGATTTTGACCAACGCCATTGCGATGCACACGTCCAGCGGATCAATTGGTCGCCCGAAATAGCTAGCCCATAACTCAGAGATTCGCTTGATATTGATTGCGGGATGTCCGTATTCAAATCCTCGTTCATCAATAATGTCGGCTGCACTAGTCAACAAGTCTTTCGCTTTGTACGACTTTGCCCCGTGTGTATCCTTTTGCCCATCCATTCTGATAGCCCCTTTGATAGATTGATATTATTCCTGCATAGATAATCCAAAACACGACAAATAAACCAAGACAAATCAAGGCTATTTGTTCAGCTGTAAAGTTATTCGACATCTGCGCTCACCCCATGAACATCAAGAAAGTAAGCAGCCAACACTTCACGGCTTAGTCTGCCGCGCTGTTGGCTAATGCCGAGCTTGTCTTTAGCGTATTTCCGAATGAAAGACGCTCTTACATAATGTTTTCCGTCCGTGTAAGCACCGGACTTCCGATCAAATCGGATTATGCCCATTTCAAATCCCCTTTCAAATAGGATTTCAAATCCTATTTTGAAGGGTAAATGCCTATTTTGTCAACGACACGCCCAAGTCAATTGCGTCAACGTGGTCATCAATTGAGCGCCTAATGGGAAATATGTCATCAACCAAAGCGCTTGCCTTCCACGATAAAGCTGCCGTCACGCTCAACAGGAATAGCAATAGGCTGAACACGCTTGCGGTCTATGTAAATAATGCCAAAACCTTTTTGCCAGTTCATTGTGCCTTTAGTGTAATAAGCCTTAGTTTCATCCATTAAGTGACCGACTTCAAAGCCTGTCAGGATACCCGTTAAAACGCCCCCTGAAGCCGTTGTAAAGGACGAAATACCTTGCCTGTGGGTATGACCACATACAACGCTCTTTCCATGCCTCTTAGCCGCTTCTAGGGCTGTTAAACCCCCTTGTGGCTTAGTGCTCTGCTCGTCCCCGTGAACCATGACCCAATCTTCGTGAAATTGATAGGGCTTATGGTGATAGGTGATGCCCAATTCATCTAAGCGCAGAAAGCGCTCAATGGTCAGCTCTGGCAACCCGATAAGACCGGGTAGGCGCTTGCTTAATGAATTGTAGAGTCGGGCGCTGTGATTGCTTCGTGAGAGATGTTGAACTTGCAATTCGGATAAGACTTCGACAGTTCTGTCACGATCTCTACCAATACTTCCCGACCACTCATCCCGACCGGATGACCATCGGCTAATTGTTTGGAAGTCGATTTCATCGCCCACGCATAGAACGCTGTCAGGCTTGTATTTTCGGATGAACTGTGCGACATTCTTTACGGCTTTCTTATCTTCAAAGGGAACTTGTAAATCGGAAATGACTACAATTCGCTTAATCGTCATCCTCATCTTCTTCGTAGGGTGACTGCTCAGGATTAGGAATAATCCAATCGGGAAGGCGCATCTGCTCTTCTATATACCAGCGCGATTTATCTTCACCATAACCAGCCCTGACTAGAGCTTCATAACACTCCACAATTTGAGCAGCCCAAATATCTATGGGTTTTAATGGCTCAAAACCAGCTTTACGCGCAGCGCTTTCTTTGCGCTTACGCTTTGCGGCTAGTTCGCTTTTTGTGGGTTTTCTTGCGCTCATTAGTAAGCAATTCTAAGACCATGCGCTCTAATTTATCGATGCGCGACACGATGTTTGATGCTTCCAAAATGCCGGGTACTTCATGACGAATAATGTAACGAAGTCCACCGACAATAAGTGCACAGCACGAAAGAATGGCAGCAACAAAGGCTGCCCATTCAGCGGGAGTCATCGCCTTCCGAAAGCTGTGTCGTTAGGATTGAGCCAGCGGAGAATAACCGGCAGACTCGCGACCAGAGCGGCATTGACAATTGCAGGTACATCCCAACCCACCGCTAGATACGTTGCTATTCCTGCTGCTAGAAAGGATCTTGCCCAACTTGCGGCGACTGCTTTTGCTTGCTCCATTTATCGGCTCTCCTGTAAGTAGCGGTATTCTGAACATACTGCGGTCTTCATCGCCCTTCGCCGTAAAACTGATATGAATATGCGATTTGTGCGGGTTAATTCCTGTGTACGCTTTCCACTTGTAATTCTTTTTCCAGCTGGCAATTTTGCCGTTGAAGATTATGTAAGAAATTCGTTTATCAGATCTGGCAAGTAATCGAAGCTGATCAGCAAGGTCGTATGCTTCATGTTTGCTTGATCCAAGATCAGCGTTAAAGTCGTAGGCACGTACAATTTGCGAAGCAGGGTCAGGGTTATGATCGCTAACTCGGGCGGCATGGCGTGAATCACCGAGCCAGCCCTCAGGCGCGTTTCGATTTCTATCGGGGAACGCATCGTCAATTTGCTCCCGAAGCTGTTGACCAGCTTTGCAAAGTTTCGCCATATTCCTACGAGATTGTGCCGTTTTCCTCTGCATCTGGGTTTTCTAGCCAGCGCAGGTAACGTTGATAGTCTGAGTTGGCAGCGTCGCAAGGAATCCACCAAACTTGTCCATTGTCATCTTCTCGGATAATTGCTTCACTTTGTCCAATCTCAGGATTGGCTTCTTGCTTTGTATATTTAGGCATTTTATAACTCCGCACTTGCGTCAATGTAACCGCTTGCAGATATGCAAATGGCGTGTGTGGCATTACCAGCCACTAGGTCAGTTGTTCCAAGTGTAATATCTAATCGCGTTCTTTTCGCCGATGGAAAATTGAAGGCTGCGCTTGCACCAGTTTTCGTTGATAGAGTAGATGTATAAAGCGCAAAATGCGTCGCCGACGAAATTGACATAGCAGCAGTAGTTCTCATATCTACAAGGAACGGGATGAGTACCGCTGCTTGTGACGTTGAATAGCATTGCCCTGCTCCTACTTCATCGTTTGTGGCTTGAGCACCGTTTACAATTCTTTGAAAATACCTCTGGCAAGCGGCTAACTCGCCTTGAAGTGTGCCAGTTGCGGTTTGAAACGCGGTGGCTGTTGATCCGGCTTCTACTTGAACGCCCCAGATGTCAATGGTGACATTTTGAAGTCCAACGGCCGGATAACCTAAACCTGAAATGGTTGTTCCAACAGAAGTCCAAATGTCAGCTCTAAAATGATCGTCATTGTTTGACCCAATAGTTTTTCCGCTAATACTAGGAACTGTTAAAGTGGCGGAATAACGCGCCCAAGATGACGTAATTGCCTGAACTGTACCTGTAACAATGACGTTTGCTGAAGGTGATCCACCAGTTCCAAAGTTTTGTAATCCGCTGATGCCGATGTTTGGTGTTCCTGTTGAAGCCTTTGCCCAAAATGAAACTGTCACTGTTTGGCCAGCAAAAGTTCTAACAGACTCCATTTTTTGAGTTTGTGCAGAATAATCTCCGTTTGCAGATTGAGAAGCGCTAACTATTCGGCAGAAGGTTTTGCCTTCATAACCAGAAACTGGTGCAGTTCCAGCTGTAAAAGTTTGCGGTGAAATAGTTTGACTACCACCGCTGAAGACTTGTTGCCATCTATCAAAGTTATAAGCCCCAGTAGTGGTACTGCTACTAAAGTTTCTTTGATTAATTAAAAAATCACCATTTATAATTTTATTCTTACCAGCCGCGTAAGATCCGCCGCCATAATTAGCTACGTCAAAATTGAGAGTAACTGAACCGCTTGCGCCGCCGCCTGTTAATCCTGTGCCGGCGGTAACTCCTGTAATATCGCCGGAACTACCAATAGAAACCCAAGTAGATCCGTCATAAACTTCAGTCGCATTGGTATCCTTGAGATAGGAAACCATGCCTTCCGAAAGTACGCTTGATAGCGCTGTGGTGCGAGCAGCGGCGTTGGCGAATACCATGACGACCTGCTCTTGTAAATATGTATTGACCTGAGCTGCTGTAAGCACGTCACCCGTGTTAAACAGCTTATATCCTGCACCTGCCATTATTGCTCCTTAGTAGCTCAGCACGTCTTCGCCTATTATACCGCTAATCGCGCTGTCAAGCACGAACCCAGCAAGTAATGGCTCAGATGTGAAAAGGGTTGTATTCCAACTTGATTTAGTAATGTCGTGATGAATAGCGTTGACAAGGCTAGGCTGCGTGACGCTGGTAGATCCCGGCATCGTTTTAGTCACTAGCACCCCATCAAGCAATTCAATGTCCACCCCTGCCAAAGGCTTATTAGGGTTAACATCATCATAAAGATTCAATTGGATGCTGTCGATTCGGACTTCAGGATCTTTGCGTGTAGCCAAAATGCCCTTCGCCTGATTTAGGGCTTCTGCGTCGGTCTGTACCAAAATGCCTTCGCGTGTGCCTGAATGTAAAAAGTATTTGTCTATGGACGCTTGATCGAAAGCGTTTTGAGCTGTGCCGCCTTCGCGCATTATCGTAACGTCATTTATTAAAGTCGTGTCGTCAAAAGCCACAATCGCATTGGTGTATGAGATGTCTGAACCTGTATCGCTGAAAGTATAGGCAGCGGTGCTAGGGATGCTGATTAGGTTGTTTCGGCTAATGAAATTGACCTTGCCTTCAGCGTCTAAGAAGATTCCACCAAATTCGCTATTTTCGACTGTTTGCAGGGCTTCTAAGGCGTTTCTAGCCGTTCCCGGATCGGCTTGTAATGTTGTATCACCCGTGTCCACGTTTCGTAGGCTTAGCGGCCATTCTATGGCATCTAGAAGGGCATCTACGCGAGCACCTGATAGTTGTCCAGCTGGTGCGCCCGTGATTGTGCTAAGCGCTGATCCTGCAAGCAGTTTGAAGCCATCAATACAACGTAGCGTGACAGTCGAGACATCTTCGTTGCCTTGCCTAAAGCCTGTGTCGTACTTTGTAATATAGCCAGAGTAAAGGTAATAGTCCACACCTAAATAGGTCGCATAAATAATAATCTGCCGCAATGGGACGAGATTAGGATAATACGCCCCCGCTGTGTTCACCGGATTCCAGTCGCCGTTTTGGTCATACAAGACGACATCGGCTGAGCCAAACTCAAATTTAGATGTGATTCGATTTCGACCACGCCGAATGGCTACTCTAGTAACGAGATCGGTAACCTCAATCGGTAACGTTCCAGAACCTAAGCGATTAGTCCCAAGTATGCCTTTAGTCGCAGAACCTAAAATTAAAGGGTTTGTTTCAAAAGCAGTATTGCTATCGAAATCGACAAAAACTCTAAGCGTAGGTACTGGCATTAGATCGCAATGCTACTAAATAACGGACTTGTGCCGTTTCTCTGATTCTCGTACTGGATGTCAGTAATAGTCTGAGCCAAATCTTCAACAGTTATTACTGAGCCTTCAACATTAACATTGATAGTCATTGCTTGATAATACCCAGCCATCGGATCTGTGCCATCTAAACTTGCATAATTGATTTCTGAAATTGGTGCTAGTGAGATGTTTCCTAGTGTCGGAACGAGTGGGATAGTTTCAGCGGCGGCAACAATGGCGGCGGCAACTTCAGGATCTTTTGCAATTGCAGTTATAGCGGCAACTACCTCTGAGGTCGTAGGTGTAATAACTGGAGTGGTAACTGGATAAAAAGGACTTGTCGCAGCAGTCTTAGCGGCTTCGGCGGCCGCGGCAGCGGCAGCAGCCATTGCCGCAGCTTCCTCTTGTGCTGCCTTAAGTGAATCAGCCAAAGTTTTAGCAGCAAGAGCGGCGGCAGCATCAGCTGCGGTTTTGAGACGAGCGGCTTCCTCAGCAGCTTTAGCATTGGCAGCAATCTTAGCCGCTTCAGCGGCGGCAGTAGCAGCAGCAGTAGCAGCAGCGGCTTTGGCGGCTGCATCGCGTTCAGCTAACGCTTTAGAAGCTGCTTCGGCGGCTTTTGCGGCAGCAGCAGCGGCTTTCGCGGCAGCATCACCCTCAGCCAATGCTTTTTCGGCGGCAGCGGCAGCGGCGGCAGCCGCTTTTGTAGCGTCACTTGCGGCAGTCGAGCCAGCAGTTGTAGCCCCCGTAATTGTTGCTATTGCCGCACTTGTGTTACCCGGCACAAAATTCTGAATAAAGTCAACGACGATTTTCTTTTGTTGAATTGCGCTTAATTGCAATTGGACAGCAGATAGGGTTTTTGTCCAATCCATAAATGGATCAGCGGCTTTGGGAAATTCGGTTAATTGTTTGGCGAGCTTGGCGTTTTCGTCTTGAATCTCTTTGAGTTGCGCAAGTAAGCGTGTTGCAGCCGTACCATTTTCCTCAGCAATAGCCTTCATTAAAAGTAATCGGGTACGTTCTTCTTCCGAGATTTTACCTTTAAGCGCAGCTTCAATCTGTATCTTTTCAAGATCCAAAATGTTTTTAGCTTTAGTTAAGGCTTCTTGATTCTTTTTTTCTTTTTCGGCTAGAGCCGCTGCCTTCTTGCGTTCTGCGACAATTTGCTTTTGGACTTTCAATTGTTGAGCCATACGCTGCACAGCACCAGCAGCGCCTAGTTTTGTGCCAAAACCTGCAAGTTCTATATTCATAGATTCTTGCAATTTTTGTATTTGATCGAAATCGCCCTTTAATAATGCTTTAAGTTTTTGCACACCGAAAGAAGCGCGAATAAACGCGTTTCCGACTTTATCGGCTGCGTTTGCGATACTGTCAATGACTTTATCGAAATCACCATCGCCCAATAATTCCAACGAGCGGATGAACTTTTGACCAATTGTTTCTTGTGCTTCATCAAAGGCTATGTTAAGACTTGCAACCTTACCTGCATAAGAATCTGCTGCCGCTGCGGCTTGACCTGAAAAACGATCCGTCAATGCCGCTTGTGCTTCTTCGAAAGACATTGTTTTAAGTTGTGCAGCGGTCAAGCCCACGTTTAATCTAGCTAGTGCGCTTAAATCCTTCAGATAAGCGCGGCTTAAGCCATTTGTGACAGCAGTTAAATCCTTGCCTGTGGCTGCTGATATATCCAATGCAAGGGCAAGTAATTGTTGCGCTTTACCCACATCTAGCGTTGCATTGACAAGTTGCTGCAAAGCTGGACGAAGTTGAGAATCGCTTACCGCCACGCTGCGCTGCAAGTTAGTGACAAAACCTTCGATATTTGCACCCTCAAAAGCTAAGCCTAGATTTTGCATTGATGTAGCAAGGCTACGGACAGCACGATCTTCTTCGGCGAAGGCTTGTGCTGATTCGCGGGTAAATTGAATTAACTTGCGAGCTGCAAAGACGCTGACGATAGTGCCGCCAAGACGCTTAAAACTTTTTTCTAGTTTGTTTGTGGCTCTCTCAGCTTTATCAAATCCCTGCTTTTTTAACTCAGCAGCAATAATGATTTTAATGTCTGTTTCAGTCAATGCCATTACGCCACCATCTTTTTACCATTTTGTATACGCTTAACTAAATCATTTTGTGCCGTGTTGACTGCTTGCAATATAGCGTTAAGAGCCTTACCTTGATTGCGGTGATAAGCAGCATAAAGTAGCCGACCAGTCGATTTGCGACCGCGTCCAGAATAATCTTTCATCGCACCAACGCCATTCATAGCGCCGATAAATTGGCGACCTGCATTGCGGTTATTAGATTGGCTTTCAGGATCTCCACCAGAATTTAATCGCCCTGCGGTTTCAATAATTGCACCAACGCGCGAACGATTAAGCAATGTAAATAAAGATACAAAACCTGTGCCACGCATCCGCGATGGGGTTACTGAATAACTTAATCCCTTACGTATAACTTTGGAATCATAAGATGGAAAACCACTTGCACGACCGGTGCGTGATTTGCGCTCATAGCCGGGACTATTCCAATTAACTAAACCGCCGGGAGCACTACCGGGAACGTGTGCACGTGCATCATTGATTATTGGCTTAAGAGATTCGCGCACTTCTTTATCAAGTTGCTTTTTAATGTCAGGCGCGAGTTTATTAAGGGCTTTTCTAAGCCCTACGATTCCCTCGACTACGACTGGCATTTTTCCTATCTTCCGCTTGCTTTTTTAGCACCTCATGGAAAGCTTTTAATAAATCCCTATCCATGTTAATAAATTCACTAGGCGCGATTCCTGTGTGAACCGATAGTTGAGCTAAACGGTATGTCCAAGAATCACGCTTTAGCCA